TAGAAGATTTAAAAGAGTATATATCCAGTACTTTAAGAACAGGATCTGCTGAAGATATAAGAGCACAGATTAAATATTTAAATAAAAAGCGTAAAAAACCAGACCAATATTTATTAGGTGTTGAATATATTGCAAGAGACGAAGATTATAAACCAGCAGATAAGTTAGAAGGAGATACACAACTGTATAAAATATTTCAAGATGGAGGATATGAAGGATCGGAAGAAGACTTTTATGAGAATGTGTTTCCTGATTTAGATCCAAGTTCACAGGAAATATTGTCTCAAGCTGGGTCTAAAGATGGGAGAATAACATTAGAGGGATTCGGAAAAGATTACTCAAACGATCCTTTTGCTGCGTTTGCTGGGATATCCAAGATTACTGGCAGTGACTCCGATATCTTTGGAGGCGTAGATAGAGACGAAGATGAAGATGAAGAAAAAGACGTAGCCGACTCATTCAGAATATTTGCTGATGATGATGACGATGACGAAGATGAATATGATGACCTATTCGGTGTAGGTTCATATAAGAAGAGTAAATCAGGACAAGAAATATTAAGCAATTACACCAAAGGTTTCAGTAGTTTCTTTTAACTTTACACATGTCAGATAAACGTAAAAAAGCAGCAAGTGTAGCAAAAATAGCTAAGGATAAATTGGCATGCAATAAAGCAAAGAAAACTCCTAAACATCCTACTAAGTCTCATGTAGTAAAAGCATGCAAGGATGGTAAAGAAAAGATTATAAGATTCGGTCAACAAGGTGTAAAAGGAGCTGGTAAAAATCCTAAAACATCAAAAGAAAAAGCCCGTAAGAAGTCTTACTACGCCAGACATAATGCACAAGACTCTAAACCAGATATATTCTCAGCTAGATATTGGTCTCATAAGGTGAAATGGTAAATAAAATTGTGTATGATTATAGTAAGAAGTAATTACTATTATGTCCGGTTTTTCTAAAGCCATAGAGTTAATTTGTAAGTATGAAGTTTATAACGAACAGTCCTATTGTGATCCAGTAAGTAATAAAGAACCTTACACATTTGGATATGGGACACAATACTATCCAGATGGATCACCAGTTAAAAAAGGACACCGCTGTACTCAGAAGAAAGCTTTAGACTTTTTATTACATGAATTATATGTAATTGATGCTGAACTAGATAAATTACAGCTAGATATTGATAGTTCAATGAGAGAATCTTTGATATCTTTTATACATTCAATAGGATGGGAAGCTTTTTTATACAGCAGTGTAGTTGATTATATCAGTGCTCAAAAGTACCATGCTGCCGCAGATGAGATGAATCGTTGGATATTTGACCATAATCATCAGGCATTAGGTCATCTATTACATAGAAGACAAGAAGAAACTACTTTATTTTTATCAGAACTAGATACCAATGTATCTGCGTTACCAAACATTCTTTTAACAGCTGTCAAAGAGTACTGCGGTCACCCAAATCAAATACAGGCACTGGTAAATTTAGAGCAGAGAATGAACCCTTATATACTTACTGAGTTCATGAATACCTTCGCAATTGAGGTAAAAGATATAGGACCTACTGTAGGAAACGACACATATTACGAACTTACCTATGGTGATTTTGATAGATAGGCGTAGAATAGGTGTAGAAAATAGTAACAACTAATGGAAAATTCAGTTGAGCCAAAAGCATTCCAACTGCCGTTAGAGCTACAGTTTTCCATGAGGAAAGCTGAGATGAGAGCCACCGAGATGACTTGGGATCAGCTTTACTTTGCCTTGTTAAGCTTGTATCACCAACGTCTAATGGAATGGTATGCTCTCAAGTCTCTTATGGCAGAAGAAAATGTTGATATAGATTTTGATGTTCCAACGGACATTGAACTATTAGATCTTGTCGCCAAATCTAAAAAACATCTTGAAGAAGAATTAGATGAAGACGACGATGAACCTCTAGCCATTTAAGTTTATTAGCCTGTTTAAATACCAATTAGCTTTCTTTAAGGACTCTGTTCCTCCTTTTTTACGTTCACGCCACATATACTTAGCTACATTACCTTTTAAATAACCACGGAATTCTTCTGGCGTAAGCTGTGCTTCTATTGCATCTATGCATTCCACAGCACCAGCTGCATAGTGCATTGGTTTATCTACAGGATCAAAAAAATGTAAAGGCTTTTCAAGAGAAGGCATAGGACAGAAGCCATCAGTACATTCTTCCATTGTCTTATTTACTTCCCTGTTTTCGAATTCGGAGAGCCTAACGCCAGTAAGAGGGTTTTTGGCCTCACTGAAACCCCTGGATACCTTTCCACTGCTTCCTCCATCGATGGAATATAACCCGTCATACCCGGTCTCTGACCCTCCAGTCCCAGATTCTGTCTCTCCATTCCCTCTTCGCATACTGCTAATCCTCGATTATACATATCATACAGAGGAATATCATTTTTTTCATTATCTATTTCAGTACCGAAATCTTCTACAGATAAACCTCTACATTTAACTTCGTCTTTAACGAAATCATTTAAAAAGTTAGTTGCACCAAGCATGACTATATAAGGTATGATTTCTTTCTCTTACAATGGTATCATGGCAAGATTCTATGATTCTACTTACGACCCTAGACAAGATTCAGGTACTTCTGGATCAGAGGTATCCGACTTAAATCCTGAGCAAGGGTATGATGTAGACCTACGTCGTATTGATATAGATAAACGTGGAGACGTGGAAGATATAAATGATGATCAAGGCAGAGTTAAAAAATTCTTTAAAGCAGCAAAAGCAGCTGGTTCCTTTAGACAAAGATCAGGTTTTGATGAACCTTCTTTAGGAGGACGTATACCTGTAGGTAAAGCTGATATAGGAGGTGTTGAGTTACCAAGTCTTAGAGGACGGAACTTTGGAGGACCTGGAGGAGGGTCTACAGAGTATGCAACTAAACCAAAACCACAGTTTGGTAAATCCTTTTATATGTAACTAAACACCTATAGGTTTGTTTATATTTTTTCTTTTCCTTTCTGGGTAATCAATATCACAAGGATTACCTCTATAAAATAACAATTGAGTAATGCCTTCATTGGCATAGATTCTATTAAATAAGGAGGTGCAATTACTAATTTGTAATGTTAAATAGCCTTCCCATCCACTTTCAGCTGGAGTTATATTACAGAAAATTCCTGACCTCGCATAACTAGATTTTCCAACAGCAACAACAGTAATATCTTTAGGTAATTTTAACTTTTCTTCTGCTCTACATAAACAATATCCAAAAGGGGGTAATATGAAGTATTTACCTCTCTCATCTTCGTGTAATTCAGTAGCTTTTAATATGTCGGAATCAAAATCTTTAGGGTCACAAGTGCCTGAGCCAGTACCTCCAAACAGTAAACATCTTTCTTCAGATAGACGTATATCATAACCATAAGAACCTAAGCCATAACTGAGAGTTTTCTTACCATCAATTTCCTTAATCTCCTTTGATACAAAGGGTTCTATCATGTTCTCCTTTTCAACAAGATGTTTAATTTCCCAGTCAGATAAGATACTCATAATCCCCTTTTGTGTTCTTCGAGTATATCTAATCTAACAAAGGAGTCTACCTTTTTCATCATAAATATCTATGAACTTTTCTATCATTCTTGAAGAGTCCTCTATTGGTGGTAAATATACAAGAAAGGATGTACAAGTTTTATGCGAACTAACACCTTTACTTGTATTTTTTAACAACGTAGGTGCAGTCTTTAATATACAAATAGGGAAGTCAAATATCTTTTGTTCGTATCTAATCATGTCCGGACAATTTGTAAAATAGAGTCCTTGTTTTACTTCTTTAGCTAACCACGATTTATATAACTTACGAAACCAAACTGCATGGGAAGAAGTTAAACTTGGAGATGATGCACGAGTCATCTTCCATTTATCATTTTTCTTGTCCCAAAAGTATGCACCACTTGGAGGAAAGAGATAAACATTACCGTACCATTGTTGACAATTAAGACTATCATCACTGGGTGTAAAGTAACTATCAGCCTCTACATATGTGTTTGCCACTTTTGAACTAGCTACATCTAATTCAATACCCTCTAATAGAGCATGAGCAGATGCAATTAGGTCGTAATTAGTAATTAATTCTAGATCTTCTTTCCTTTTGGTGACATCATGTATAGGCATTAATTAAGAGAGCAAGGAGATGCATCTACTTTATCGAAGTTATCATAATCAATCTCAACATATCTAATACCTTCATTATCTAATATCATGTAACCAGATACTTTTGCTGGATCAATTTGCTCTGCTTTATTTAATATTCTTTTTAAACTTTCACCTAAATCATCGTTATTAAGAGATTCACATAGACGTATATCTTCTCTAAGGTCATCTAATGTACACCAAGCATCTTTTTCTTGTGTTGGTATTAAACGCATAACACCAGGACCTTTAAGTTTCCAAAATTTTAAATACTGTTCTCCTTGATCAGCAAGTATGAATTTAATTGTTGTATCTAAAAAAGCAGCCTTTTCTGGGTCCATCTCTGGACCAATGACTGAGGCAATTAAGCGTTCTCTTCTGTTCATTTTTTTAATAGTCCCTGTCTGTTTAAAGAATCAAGTAATTTAGGCATTGGTTGATAAAGAACAACCATTTTTCCTAAAATACCACGCCTCTTTACTAATTTGCCATTACTATCTCTTACTTTATTAAACTCTCCTGACCTAATTAAATATTCAGCTACACAACGTAATCGTCTTTTTAAAGGTAACTCAGCTTTGGGAAACTTACCGCAAATAGTATCTGGCGTCATATCTTTAAAGGCGATTCGTAATCTGTTCGCTAAAGTCATATTTGAATTAGCATCTTCTTCCTCATAAGTTTTAACATTTTCTAGGTATCTTTTTAAACAACCAGTGTCAAATGAACCTTCTGGGGGTATAAACATTTCCACCTGTAATTGTAAAGATTCGGATAAGGTTTGTTTATAATTTTCTATGGTAACTTTTGTTATATCGATATTAATGAACCTGTGAGCTATCATGTTAATTTACCGGAACTAGTTGTTATATACATAGGTGAAGCTTTTTTACGATAATCTTGTGAATTAAAGTCTCTATTTTTAGCAAAAGATTGTACTAATTGGTTCCACGGTATTCTTATCAATGCTTTTCTACCTGAATCAGGAGAAGCATTTACATAATGTATACCTTCCACCCAACCTTTTTCAGGATTCTTTTTACCTAAAGCCATCCAATTACGAAGAGTCTGATCTGAAACTCCCAGTCTACGAGAGCATTCTTCGGTGCTAATGTATTCATCTGCAAATGCTTGAGGATTTAAAACATCTGTGGAACTGTTTTCATAACGACTATGCCAAATAGCCGATAAAATATTTTTTATACCCTTTAATTCCCACGCTATATCTTCCAAACCTTTACGTAATCCTGGACTCATGATACCACTCCTGTCGATTAGATGCTAATGTGAAAGTAAATAGTTTTTCAGTGATGGAAGAACAAGTACCTCCTAGTCAGCCACCAGTTAATCCTCAGATTACTCCGGAACAATTAGCACAAATGAAAGCTCGTGCTAGAGACCTGGCTATACAACAAACTTTAGCTCAAAATGCACCTGTTTCGCCACCTCAACCTCAAGTAATTTATGTTAGAAGGAATCTAACACTTGCAGAGATAGTTATTATTTTACTTTTGTCTTGTGGTTTAGTTACTGGAGTTCAATTTACTTGGAATATTGTTAATGACTTTCTGCCAAGATTAGAGATAAATATTAAATAAGAGCTAGAATACTGGATCTATAATTGTTAAATAAGCATGCATATTTATAGGTCGTGGCAAATCGTAGAATTAGTGAATTACAAGAACAAGCTGGTCTCTTATTAGCGGATGCTGATCTATTAACGGTTGTTCGTGTATCTGAACCTGATCCTGCATTAAAAAATAAAAAGTTAACAATAGCAGGAACAAAAGCGTATTTAAATATTCATTATTTACCTAAAACAGGTGGCACTGTCAGTGGAAACGTAATAATTGAAGATGATTTAACTGTTTCTGGCACAACAACCACTTCAGGATTAGTAGTAAGCAATGAAGCAAATATTAGCGGAATAGTAGTAAAACAGAATGTAACCGTTACTGGAACGGTCAGCGGAACAAATATTACTGGTGGATCTATATTAGGTACTACTATTCAGGCAGTAACCTTCACTGGAGGAGTGGTTAATGCGGTAAGTGGTAAGTTTACTACTGTAATAAGCGGAGCTACGATTACTGGGGATACTGCAAACTTTACCAATGTCACAGCTCAGGATTTTACTGTAGCAGATGACTTTATAGTTGCTGATGACGTTACTATCGGTGGAGATGCCACAGTTACTGGGACTATAACTGGATCTACTATTACCGGTACATCTCTTTTATTTACTAATGCAACTGCGACAAACATCACAGGAACCACAGTAACTGGAACCACTGCTAATTTCACTACAGTTAATGCAGTTGATTTAAATGTATCAGATGATTTATTAATAACTGATGACGCCGCTGTAGGAGGTGATCTAACCGTTACTGGAAATACTTCTTTATTAGGTAATACAGATGTAGGTAATGCGACCAGTGATACTGTAACTTTCACAGCCCGTGCAGATTCTGACGTAGACCCAGCTACTAATGATACTCATGATTTAGGAGATCCTTCCCTTAGATGGAAAGGAGTGCATGGTGTTACTCTTACAGCTACTACAGGAACTATAACCAATGTCACGGCAACAAATATTACAGGTACTACCATCACTGGTACTAATGCTTTATTTACTAATGCAACCGCAGTCAACATCACAGGTACTACTGTTACTGGTACTTCTGCTTTATTTACAAATTCCACAGCAACAAACATAACAGGAACCACAATAACTGGTACTACTGGATTATTTACCAACGTAACGGCTCAAGATTTTACTGTAGAAGATGATTTTATAGTTGCTGATGACGTAACTATCGGAGGAGATGCAACTGTAACAGGAACCATAGAAGGTAAAGGAACTATATCAGGTGCAATAATAACCGGTGGAACTAAGATATTATCTCCACTAATAACAGGTGCCACTATCGTTGGTACTACTACAGTTTCAGGTGCCACTGTTACAGGTACTCATGCACTATTTACTAATGCGACTGCAACCAACATTACAGGAACTACGGTAACAGGAACTACGGCTAATTTCACTACAGTTAATGCAGTTGATTTAAACGTAACTGATGATTTATTAATAACTGATGATCTAGGTATTGGAGGAGATTTAAGTGTCACCGGTAATACCACTCTTTTAGGTAATGCAGATATAGGTAATGCAACCAGTGATACTGTTACTTTTATAGCTGGCATAGATTCAGCAGTTGTTCCTGACGCAACAGCTAATAATAGAGATTTAGGAAGTAGTTCTAAAACCTGGAGAGCACTCTATGCAACTACTTTAGAGTCGACTACTGGAAATATAACTAATATCACCGCAACTAATATCACCGGAACCACAATTACAGGAACCACTGTTAAATATACAAACATAACCGGTGTAAATGTAATAGGTACTACTTTAGTAAGTGGTGCCACAGTCACCGGTGATACCGCTAACTTCACCAATGTAACGGCTCAAGATTTTACTGTAGCAGATGACTTTATAGTTGCTGATGACGTTACTATCGGTGGAGATGCCACAGTTACTGGGACTATAGAAGGGAAAGGAACTATATCCGGAGTAACAGTCACTGGAACCCACGGTAAATTCACCAATCTTACAGCTACAAACATTACTGGGACAACAGTCACAGGAACCAGTGCTTTATTTACAAACGCAACCGCCACAAATATTACAGGTACTACCGTTACTGGTGCTTCTGCTTTATTTACCAATGCAACAGCAACAAATATAACTGGAACTACAGTTACAGGTACTCATGCACTATTTACCAATGCCACAGCAGTAAATATAACTGGAACCACAGTAACAGGAACTACGGCTAATTTCACTACAGTTAATGCAGTTGATTTAAACGTAACTGATGATGTAGTAATTACTGACGACTTAACTGTTACTGGAGTTATTGAAGGTAAAGGTACAGTATCGGGTGCCATTATTACAGGTGGAACTAAGATATTATCTCCACTAATAACAGGTGCCACTATAGTTGGTACTACCACAGTATCTGGGGTAACGGTTACAGGTACCCATGCTTTATTCACTAATGCCACAGCTACTAATATCACAGGTACTACAGTTACAGGTACTCATGCACTATTTACTAATGCGACTGCAACCAACATTACAGGAACTACGGTAACTGGTACAAGTGCTCTGTTCACTAATGCAACAGCGACAAATATAACAGGTACCACGATTACAGGTGGAACTATAAAAATGAGTGGTGATACTGTTGCTACTCAAACCTTTGCTGAGGATAGTTCGATTGTGTTTGCAATTGCTCTAGGTTAACCTCTCATAAAATAGAGAAAATATCGATTAGGTTTTATAAATAAATGGCTCGTTTCATCTCAGTCTGTCGAGCAGGTATTACGAATAATTCCACCGTTGCTTCACAACAAGCAGTAATTACAGGTTCAACAAATTCGAGTGGAGTACCTGCATCTACTTACGGAGTCATCCTAAGTGTTTTAGCTTCTAATAAAAATGCCAATTCACAGAATGTGACTGTAACTTTGTTTAAAGGAGGAGTTGGAGGCACAGCTACTTCTTTAATCACATCTGGTGTAGTACCAGCCCAATCTTCCTTGGAGTTTATGACAGGTAACAAACTAATAGTTGAACCTAATGATGTCATAAAAGCTTATGGAAGTACCAACGCTGTGATAGATATCACAGTTTCGTACATGTTGAATCCTCAAGATACCAGTATTTAATTATGGGATACATAGGAAATGTTACACAGAGCTTTAATGTAAGCTCAGCTATGATCGAAGATCAGGCAATAATTCCTGATAAGATAGCAAACTCTGGTGATTTTGCATTTCCAGCTGATATAAGATTGAAGGATGCAGATGCTTCTAATTATGTAGGTTTCCAAGCTCCTTCTACGGTAGGAACAAACATAGTATGGACATTGCCTTCTGCAGATGCAGGTGCTTCAGGTTATGCGTTAGTATCTAATGCGTCTGGTGTTCTATCTTGGGCAGCAATGTCAGGTGGTGGCCTAAGTTCCGATGCACAAAAGAACACAGTAGGTGGTACCAATGCAGGTGATTCATTTGATGGAACGAATGCAATAGAAAATACTCTCTTTGGCTATGATGCTGGAACAGCTATAACAACCGGAGATTATGTAACTGCTGTAGGATACAGAGCTGGCAAAAGTATAACTACAGGTGGTTATGCCACTCTACTTGGAAGAGATGCTGGTAAAGCTATTACTACAGGACTCTCAAACGTAGCTGTAGGAATGGGAGCTCTTGAAGCTTGCACTACTGGTGGTAATAATATAGCCATAGGTAGTGCAGCAGTCCGTACAATAACAACTGCTAATGACAACATTGGAATTGGATATTCAGCATTACAAAACACAACATCAGGATATCAAAATATAGCAATAGGAAACAATGCTTGTTGGTCGGGTTCTTTAACTGGAAATCGTAATGTAGTAGTCGGATATTATGCTGCTACAAAAATTACTTCGGGAAGTTATAATTTAATCGCCGGAGCTCAGGCTGGATCAGAGATTACAACTGGTAATTACAACACAGTTGTAGGCTATCAAGCTGGTAATGCTATTACAACAGCAAGTAACAATTCCTTTTTTGGTTACCTGTGTGGAGATGCAGTAACAACTAGCGGGTATAACGTCGCAATGGGTAATGAGGCTCTATCAGGATTAACTACCGGATCTTCACATACAGCTATTGGAAGAGGAGCTAGTAAGACTGTCTCGACAGGTAATTATTCAACAGCTGTAGGAAATAATGCTTTACTTAATGCCACTGCTGGTTTCAATAGTGCTTTTGGAACTAGTGCTTTACAGACTTGTACCACTGGTGAAATAAATACCGCTATAGGTCAAAGTTCGCTTGATTCACTGTCAACTGGAGTTAGAAACGTTGCAGTAGGTTATCAAGCTGGTAGTGATTTAACAACTGGATCAAGAAATACTTTTCTTGGAGAATATGCTGGTACAACAGGACAATCAGGCAGTAGAAATATATGTATAGGAAATAATGCAGCCCCAAGTTCATCCGGTGTTTCTAACGAAGTAACCATAGGTGACACTAATATCACTAAGTTCAGAGTTCCAGGTCTTAACTTTGTAGTTAAAGATTCTACAGCTACTGATAACTATGTTTTAACAGTAGATGCCAATGGAGAGTGTGGATGGGAAGCAGCAGCTGGTGGTGGTGTAAGTTCTGATTCTCAAGAAAACACAGTAGGTGGTACTAATGCTGGAAATGCAATAGCCAGTGGTGGTGTATCAAACACTTTCTTCGGTGCTTCTGCTGGGAGAAATACTAGTACTGGCGATAGAAACACAGCTATAGGTAGGTACACTCTTTATAATGCCACTACTGCTACTGACAATACGGCTGTTGGTTATAATTCTCTTTACGCAGCAACAGGTGATAAGAATACTGCAGTCGGATCTTACGCTGGAAGAAATATTACATCAGGTACAGGCAATACAGTTATGGGATTTCAAGCTGCAGATCAACTTACAACAGGTAATAGCAATACCGTAGTGGGTCACGAAGCATTAGAGAACTGTACAACTGGTGCTTACAATACTGTTGTTGGTTTGTCTGCAGGTCAGTCAATAACTACTGGTGGTCAAAACACACTTATGGGACTGTACACAGGAGATGCAATAACAACCGCACAAGAAAACACACTTATGGGTGCTCATGCTGGTGGAAGCCTGACAAATGGTAGTTATAACACAGTGGTAGGTAAGAGTGCATTACAGAACAGCAATTCTGGTGCTTACAACACAGCAATAGGTAATCAGGCCATGTGGTATGGTTCAGCTACAGGCAATCATAATGTAGCTATTGGTAACGCTGCAGGTGCTTATATCACTTCTGGAACAAGAAACGTAGCTGTAGGTAATTATGCTTTAGATTCAAACACATCTGCAAGTGATAATACTGCTGTTGGTTATGAAGCTTTACCAGCAAACACAACAGGTAGCAATATAACTGCTGTTGGTTCACTTTGTTTGGCAAATGCTGCAACTGGTGGTGGTAATGGTAATACTACTGCTGTAGGTTGCAACGCTGGAAGATATGCTACTGGTGCAAATAATTCTACTTTAATAGGGTATCAAGCTGGTCATAGAATTACTGGTGGTGATGACTATACATTTGTTGGATACCAGGCTGGTGGTTCACTAGCTGGTTCTGACACTACAGGACAAAGTAATAATGGGTTTGGGAATACTGCTTTAGGTAGGCTTACTTCGGGAACACATAACGTAGCCCTTGGTAAAGCTTCAATGACCAACCTTACTACAAGTAGTAGTAACGTAGCTGCTGGTAACTATTCAATGCAAAATACTACAACTGGAGGAAGCAACGTAGCTATTGGTTACGGAGCTATGCTTTCCAGCACAACTGGACATAACTCTGTAGCTGTTGGATTTGAGGCTTTAGAAGATATGACAACTGCAGCTGACAACACTGCTGTTGGTCATTCATCAGGGAAGAATATAACAACAGGTTATAAAAATACTGCAGTTGGTCAAAATTCATTAGTATCAGCAACAACACATTATCAAAATACAGCCATTGGTTATGATACACTTCATGATTGCACAGGAAATAATAATACTGCTGTTGGATTTCAGGCTGGTCAAAATATAACAAGTGGATCTAATAATGTCACTATTGGATGGCAATCTGGTACTTCTCTCACTACTGGTAGCAGAAGTTGCATAATTGGTTATCTAGTTAATGCCTCAGGTGCTACTATTGGTGATGAATTAGTTGTACATGCTGGTAATGCTACAGTTACTGCTTTTGGTAACGGTACAGCTTTTCTTGGAGCACATAGTGCTGGAGGTGGTGCTGGGGCTGTTTACAGAAGTCAAAATAGTTCTTCCTGGAACACTACATCTGATGAAAGAATTAAAAAAGATATTACTGATAATACAGATGGATTATCAATTATTAACCAAATAAAAGTTAGAAACTTTAAATATAGGACTGAAGATGAAATTACAGTAGATTCATTAAAACCTTATTCAAGAATAGACTGTGGAACTGGAAATCATATTGGTGTGATTGCTCAAGAATTAGAGACAGTTGCTTCACAATGCGTATCAGATGAGACTACAGGACTTAAATCAGTTGATACTGATGAATTATTCTGGATTATGTTGAATGCAGTTAAAGAATTATCAGCAAAAGTCACAGCCCTCGAAGCAGCTTGATATAAATAGGGTTTTGCCCCTTTAAATTTATAAATAAGTAGACTATAATTTGTTTAGATAAATATTATACAATGTCCTGTAATCTTGACGAAAAAATCGCAGAGCGTACTGAAGAGTTTAAAGCAGCGATTGATGAACATAATGAAGCGTTAGCTACGCTTAATTCTCTAAAAGAAAAAATAGTAATACTGCAAGGACGTCTGACAGAACTACAATCTTTAAAGGATGATTCTACAGAAAAGAGTGAATCCGTCTCTCCAGAAGTTGCGTGATTTAAAATAAGAGATAAGTAAACAATTAGGGTAGGAATTTGTCTTATATTGGCCAGAGACCAGTCGTAGGCAGATACATTAAACTTGATCAAATATCTAGTGGGTTTAATGGATCTAGTACCAGCTTTAGCATGACAGCTGGCAGTCAAGCTGTCTCCCCTGGCACAGCAAGAAATTTATTACTTTCATTAGGCGGTGTAATACAAGAACCAGATACGGACTACACTGTCCTAGGATCTACGCTAACCTTCACCACAGCTCCAACTGCTGGATCATCCTTCTTTGGAGTGGTCTTTGGTGATATGCAGTCTATTGCTACACCTAGTGATGGAACTGTTCTACCAGCGTCTATAGCTAGTTCTGGTGATTTTGCATTCCCAGCCGATGTAAGGTTAAAAGATTCTGATGGATCACACTACGTAGGATTTCAAGCTGCCTCTACAGTAAGCAGTAACGTAGTATGGACATTGCCTTCTGCAGATGCGGCAGCTTCAGGTTATGCGTTAGTATCTAATGCGTCTGGTGTTCTATCTTGGGCAGAGATGACCAGTGGCATAACAATACAGGAGGAGGGTAGTTCTTTATCTACAGCTGCAACTACTCTTAACTTTGTAGGGTCCAGTGTAACTGCAACAGGTTCTGGTGCTACAAAGACTATTACGGTTACTGGTGGTGGTGTTACATCTGATGCTCAGGAAAACACAGTAGCTGGTACAAATGCCGGATCTTCGTTCAGTGGTACGGATGCTCTAGATAATACTCTTTTTGGATATGATGCTGGTGCGGCAATAACAACTGGAGATAATAATACTTTCTTTGGACACTCTGCGGGTAAAGCAGTAAATACTGCAGCGGGGAATACCTGCATCGGGTATGATGCTGGAAAATCTATGACTACTGCTGAGAAAATGGTAGCTATAGGAACTTATGCTTTAGATTCTCAACAGACTGGATATGGAAATGTTGCTTTAGGGTATGCCGCTTTAAATGGTTCAACTACAGGTCAGAGAAATATAGCTATTGGCTATTACGCCATGGCTTATGGAAATCTCACTAGCAGTTCACTAGGAAATATAGCTATTGGTGAAGGTGCTCTAGTGAGTGCTAGGACCGGCTCTCAATACAATATAGCTATAGGTTATGAAGCTGGATATAATGCAACGACTAATAATAATAACATACTGATTGGATCTAGTGTCGCTAGATATGCGAGTGGTACTTCTTTTAGTGGTGCTAGCAACGTAGTTATGGGTAATAGTGCCTTTTATTCAGCTACTAATGCTGAATTAAACGTTGCTATTGGCCAGTCTGCAATGAATTCAATCTCATCTGGAGATTTTAATGTCGTGGTGGGAGCTTCAGCCGGAAGAGATATTACAACCGGTAATAAAAATGTTCTTGTAGGTTATGAAGCTGGTAATACAGGTACAAACGATCTTACAACTGGGGCGAACAATATAATCATAGGTTATGAAGCTGCTGCTAGTTCAGCAACAGTTTCTAACGAAGTAACCATAGGTGACACTAATATCACTAAGTTCAGAGTTCCAGGTCTTAACTTTGTAGTTAAAGATTCTACAGCTACTGATAACTATGTTTTAACAGTAGACGCCAATGGAGAGTGTGGATGGGAAGCAGCAGCTGGTGGCGTTAGTTCTGATGCTCAAGGCAACACCGTGGGTGGTACTAATGCTGGAGATAGCTTTAGTGGTACGGATGCTGTTAAAAATACTTTATTTGGATACAATGCTGGAACTGGCATTACCACAAAGGATAACAACACTGCTTTTGGATATGATGCTTTAACTGGTGATGGAGGTAATAATACTGCTTTTGGCTATGAAGCATTAAAAGTTAATGCTGGCAGTTCATTTTTAATGAATGTAGCAGTAGGAGGTCAGGCTTTAAAGGCTTTAACTACTGGAAATCAGAATGTGGCTGTTGGACAAAGTGCTGGAATAGCAGCAACAACAGGTAGCAGAAACACTTTAGTAGGTTTAAGTGCTGGTACTGCACTAACAACTGGTGGTTATCATACTTTTATTGGCTGGAACTCAGGTTATAAACAGATAACTGGATATGCCAATACAGCCGTTGGATATTATTCTTTATGGAACTCTACTGAATCAGAATATAACGTAGCGATAGGATATAGAGCAGCATTAGATATAACCACTGGAGACAATAATGTAGTAATTGGAACTGATGCTGGTAATACAGGAACAAACGATCTTACAACTGGTTCTAATAATATTCTTATAGGACACGATGCTGCTGCAAGTTCGGCAACAGTAAGTAATGAAGTAACTATTGGTGATACTAATATTACTAAGTTCAGAATCCCTGGTATTAACGTAGTCTTAAAAGATAATGGTGGTACTCCAACTGACGGACACGTACTAACAGTTGACTCTAACGGAGAAGCTGGTTTTGCTATTTCGAGTTTAGCTAGTGATGCTTTCAACAATACTGTTGGTGGTACAGATGCACTTACAAATGCAAGTAGTGGTACAGATGCTAATACAGCTTTTGGTAAACAAGCTTTAACAGCACTTAATGGAGGACAATATTCTGATGCTTTTGGTTATCAAGCTTTAAGGGTTGTTACTACTGGAATTTACAACGCTAGTTTTGGTTGTTTTTCTGGATATAGTGTTTCAACAGGAAGTGATAATACTTTATTAGGATATTACTCTGGTAATAACATTACTACAGGATCTAATAATATTGTTATTGGTAAGGCTACAACCGCTTCTTCAGCTACGGTTTCCAACGAAATTACTTTGGGTAATAGTAGTATCACGAAGTTCAGAATACCCGGTCTTAACTTCGATGTAGATTCGTCTGGAATAAATATTACAGCTGCTACTCCAGAAATTTCTTTTAAGGCTAATAGTGTTGCAGATGCAGGGCAAATAAAAGTATATGAATCAAGTGGTGGTGGAGCTATGGGATTCCTTACCAAAGATACTAGTGGTACTGAGACTGAGCGTTTCCGTGTTAACCCAGATGGAAGATTTTTAGTAGGTACTTCTGTTGAAACTTTTGCAAGAGTTTGTTTTAAAGTTTCTGCTAATAATGAGCAACCATTTTCTATAAATGATTCTAGTAATACAAGTACTATGACATCTAGGATTGGATTTAGAACAGGTAATAATCAAGTTGGCACAATTAAATCTAGTAGTAGTGCAACACAATACAATACAAGTTCTGATTACAGATTAAAAGAAAATGCTGTTTCAATATCTGATGGCATTACAAGAATTAAAACTTTAAAACCTTATAAATTTAATTGGATTATTGATGAAACAAATACACCTGTAGATGGATTTTTTGCACATGAGGTAAGTGGTGTTGTTCCAGAAGCAATAAGTGGTACGAAAGATAAAGTAGCAGATGCTGCGGATGTAGCTAGAGGTGATGCAAATGAAGTCGGTGATCCAGTTCATCAACAGATAGATCAAAGTAAACTTGTACCTTTACTTACTGCTGCATTGCAAGAAGCTATAACAAAAATAGAAGTATTAGAAACAAAAGTTGCAACGCTAGAAGCAGCATGATGGATCTTATTGAACTAATTTACTTATTTTGTTTTGCTCTTGTGGTTGGAGCTGCATTTGCATTCATGTATAGATCAATGGACCTGGTATTTAAAGAATTAGATAAACCAAAACGCCCTATACATCCAGAACTAAAAGATGTGAAAGACGGAGATGAGTTGTTAGTATTCAGAATTAAGGAGGATACTACCGAAGAAAACTTGCATTAAGATTTCCAAAACCTATAATATATGTATATAAGAAATTATTAGTAAACATGGAAGAAAGGACAGCTGATGAAGTTGCAGCAATTTTCTCTGCTGCCGGAGATAGTGTAACTCTCATAAATACGGACACAGCAAAAGAAACTAATGAAACCGAAGATGAATGGAAAGCTCGCATCAAACGTAATGTGGAGCATCTTGAAATTATTAAAGCTTACAAGAAAGTAGATGAAACTACTTCTATTTGGACTTCGGAAGATTTCACTGCCATAGACGCAGCTATTGTTACTGGTAAAGCAGTATACGAATAATGCTTAAGAAGATAATTACAGTATTAGTTTTTGTTAATACTTTTTTTCTATTAGGAATTATTGGAGGTGGTTTTTATGCTTACAAGTATGCAACCAGTGGTAGTTTAGAAAAGCTAATAAAGAATAGAGTTATGGGGGATATTCAGAAAGTTTTACCCAATGCCATAGAAGATAAACTACCTTCTAAAACAGGAGTATCTATTCCGTTCTAATGAGTATTCCAGTTATATCTATACCAGATATAACGGTACCTAATATTTCTGTTGATATCGTTCCTCCTGTAAGAGTCTTTGGAGGTTATGTGACTCATCCTTCCTTTAGTGAACCTTCTTTACTATTACCTGGATGCTATAAAACACATAGAGACGCTGATAAAAATTCTAATCTTATAAATGTAGATCCTACAGGTACTTTCTGGAGTTGTCCATGGGGAGAAGTGGGAGAAATAACTCCTATTGAGTATGATTCTTCTCGTGTAATTTATGCTATACCAGAAGAAGAAGTAAAGAAAGAAGAGCAAGTAATACTTAAAGAGAAAACTACAGTAAAGAAGATACCAAAAAAGGAGGATAAAGTATTCTTTCCTCCTTGTCCTGATCCTAATTCAAAACTCCGAGTAGGTTCGTGGGCTAATGAGAAGAGAATGGAAAGAGTTAAATCGTTTGAATATAATGAAGATAAGACAGAATGCCTAGTGGTTTGGGAGGATGTGATCTATCGTGATCAATGGATTCCAGAAACTACATTAATACTCAATACTGTAGTCATAGCCTCTATAGCAGCGGGGTCACCCGCCATAATTAATCTGATAAAAGGTCTGACAAAGAATCTCGTAAAAAAATTTACTGCTTCTCGGAAGAAACAGAATGATAGTGAGACTCAATCTGATTAGGTTTCGGGGTTAAAAAAATATCTTTACAAACTTGGAAAAATGGTGAGTTGGATTTTACATTTATACCTTTCTGCATTAGTTCACCACAATGTTTTACCCTAGCTACGTGCCATTCTAATTCTAAGTTTTTTAGTTTTTGTTTTTGAATACCTATTTGTGTTGAAGCCGCATCTTTGCATAACTTACCAAGTTTTCTATCTAATGGAATACTGAAATTTAATGTGATTCCTGTTCCTAAAGAATAAGAATCCTTGTTAGTGCCTGAATAATTCTGCTGCCAATAAAGAATATTACCGGGGTTGTCTGGTGTTCCATCTCCTATGGCATTACCACTATCATCGAAATCTCCTACTATATCTGTCGGGTCATACACTGGTGTTTCATATCTATGATCAAAAGGTTTTTGAAAGTTTGTATTGAATGTTGAGAAGGGAGTAATATTCATCATAGGTCCCTGACAGACTATGTTTCCACCATATTGGTTGGTATGAAAATTTCCATTATTGACATTATAATTTTGATTCGTGACGCTTCCTGTATTCGACTGGCTTACCGCATTAGCTAACACAGGTGTAGGAGAAAGTAGTAATAGTAAGGCTACTTTTGAAAAATTGATTGCGTGACTGTCACGCTTTCCACGGTTATGTTTCTGGTTATTGTGGTGACATTGGAAAGCCCTGGACCCATGTAACTTTCGGTCATTTGAAAAGGAGCTCCGTTCTCTGTTTGTTTCCATGTTGGCTTTGTATTGAAATCTAAACCAGTCCATGAATAACTAACCCCATCTGTAGTTCCCGTTGTTTGAACAGCACTTGGTACCATATTACCGCTATTCTGCATCTCTATGCCAGTGCCAGCTAAACTATAGCTATACCCTGAATTATAGTCTTTTGAAACCACAGATTCAACTATTACCTGACTGGTAGTGGTTGTAGAATTCATGGTTCCGGTAGTAAAAGCACCAGTGATAGGCTGGGCTTTTAGCGGGATAGGTATTAATAAACACAGCAGTAGAAGCCGTTTCACTAGTCTAGAGTAAGTCCGACTACAAATTGACCGGTTACGCTAGTACCCGCCCCTCCCGCTACTATTGTCAAATCACTTTTCGTGTCGATGGTACCTGCAAGTGACCCTGCTGTACCTGCACTTGTACTTGTAAGGTCTCCGAATGGTGAAACTTCTCCCACTGTTAAACTTGTAGCTACTGTATCTCCGGCGGTATAGCTAGAGCTGAAACTGAACGCATCCCCTGCTGTAAGTTGAGAGGCTGTAATTGGTGTATATGCATTTACTCCGTTCGTACTCGCTCCTAGACCACCCACTGATCCCGTAGTTGTTCCATCTGTAGTATTAACTCCTGTACCACTAATACTCATTGAGTTACCGATTCTATCTGCTGCAGTGGCCGCAGCATTTACGTCCAGCTTTACTGACGATGAAATCGAGTGATAGATATTACTTCGAGCCATAGTAGGGAAAGACAGTAATATTAATAATGATAAATACTTCAACATTTTATTTTATAGACAAGTATTGATTAAATTCTATCATCGCCAATTAATACCCGATCTTTATAATAATTGTTCAAAAGCCACGAGCTGCTATTGATCTTGTATTCTCCTCCTACTCCCCACTGAAATGTAACTCTTTTATTGTCATTATATGCGTCTAATTCGGGAGTATTACCAACTATCCTGTCTCCTCCATTAGCAAAGATAACTCTCTCAGCTATTGATAAACATTTCTCTATAGCTCCACAGGCAGTTTTATCTGAGTCATCCCAGTTTATAACCATTGAAACCATGTCCAAATGTTTAATTATATTGGATCTTTCATCCCAATCTTGAAACGCTTGTTTCTTTTTATTTATTAGCCATTCATCACTGTTTAAACCAATGACTAAAAAGTCAGATAATGCACTTGCTGCTTTGAAGTATTCGATATGTCCACTATGTATGGGATCGAATCCTCCTGTCACTAGCGTTAGTTTGTCTACGAACATAATTAACAATCATTAAAGGATTTAGCGATTTCTCCTCCAACATCTGCACCTTTATTACCACCAAACATTGCGACCCATCCAGCGGCTAACCAGCCTACTATAGGGATTTGGGATAAAGCTGGAGCAGCTTGAGCTCCAATAGATGTTCCTACTAATCTACCCGTGGATTCTCCAGCTCCTTCAGTTTTTATACAAGCAATCAATTCATTAGAGATTCCTTCTCCAACTTTGGTAGACGATTTACCAAGTAAAGTATCCTCTTCATACAAATCCACTTCTTCTTGTTTACCTCCGAAGAGACCTTTAGGAGTAGATGTTCTTGTACGAGTTATAAATTTCTTTGGATCGTTTGCTTTATAAGAAAGAGTGTAGCCACTTTTGGTTGCAGTTAAGCGATAGGAAGTGTAAGGACCTACCGGTATGTTAAAGGAGGGAATTTTTTTATGACTTGATGTACTTACTACATAAGTAATCAAGGATATATTTGATGCACCTAGTAAAACAGCAAGAGAGATTGATAAGAAAGATTTTCTTTTATTCTCTCTGTTGCTATACATTTTTCTTAGTATCAGTAGTTATTTTTAAAGGAGCCTGTTCTATACGTATGATCTGTGTAGGTATAGAGGATGGTTTAGACCCATCTTTTCCATCTTTCTTTTTCTTACCTACATCCACCGAAAATGTGGCTAGGCACCCCGTAAAGACGCTGGCGATGAAAGTGATATCCTTGGGTCCACCATCCTTTGCTAGACCTGGAAAAGAAACATAATTTAAAGAAATTATAAATCCAGCCCAAACCATAACGCCCAAGCGTATGAAGGTTCCTAGAATTTCTAGTTGTTCTTCTTTGTCATCAATAACCTCTTTTAATTTGGAAAGAGGATTTTTTGATTCTTGTTTTTCTTTTGTAGCTTCCATATATAAACATAATGCTACATTAATTTTAAGCTATTACTTCTTTGTAGTAGTAAAGCCTAATCCTTTTTTGACTATAGCTAGAGCTGCATCATCTAGTTCTGTTTCTGTAGATTCAACTAATTTTTGTAGTAAATCAATCACCAGCTTCTTCACTTGTGATGAGGTGGCAAATTTGATTAATATCGGACGGATTAAAGCAATCATTGTTTTATATTGTTAACACTCCTATTCTAAGACCTTTTTTTGTAAAAGAAAAATGATTTATGTTCTTCGGATATCACCCAAGGAATGTCCTCATGGGTTGCAAACCATTTCTTATATATTCTAAATAATTGATCTGATTTTGCACCTTCAGCTCTAAACACTAAAGAATCTCCATCAGGTATCTCTTTTATCCAATTTTTCGCTGCGTTTACAGCTATACGTAAAGCTTTTACATCTCTCTTCTTAGGATAAAAGTGGTTTAATTTTTTCACTCTTTTACGTTTAGTTCTTTCATTTATCCAATCATTTAAAGCTCTATTACTTTTAGAAGCCACCATTCCTACCAACCAGAAATATTTTCCATTAGGGAATTTAAAAGGTCTTCTTATTACTTTGAATTTATCCCCATTGGATAATTTATCCGTTATTACTTTCTTTTTTCTGCTTAATTTACACGTCATACACCTTACATTGAGGTAGATAAGGCATTTGCTCACATGTTCTCTCAAATTTAGCAGTTAATCCTCCTTTGTTATTTTTCTTTGCTTTTCCGTCCAATAATAAGTTGTAGAGTTTTGCAGCGTTCATTTTTATTGTGTGGTAGTGTACTCTGTTAAAAATGCAGGGAAAGGATCTTCAGGCTGTCGTTCTCTACTCCAGGCTGTTTTCCATTCAGTAAGAGAGTGATCATGAGTATCGTCTCCAGTGAAGTTAGTAGTTGTGTCACATATTATTGCGTCATCTCCATCAGCATCAGGATTGTCTTCATAAATAAGTCTAGAGAAGTCTTCTGTAAGTAGTAAAGGAAAGGGGTCTGAAATTTCAATTACTATACCTACAGCATAATCTATTGGTTCATTTCTAACACTAGATATACAGATTAAATACTCTCCTATTGGTAGAGTAAAGTACCTATCATCACCTCTGTCTAATCTCCTTGGATCAAAAGTGTTATAAGTATCTGATTGTGCTCCTTGAACAGTTCCTTCATATGGATATTGTTTAGACCCATCAGCAGTGCTTATTTGACCTATACTATCCGCTCCAAAAATAGCTCTTCCTTGTATGGGATTCCTGTTTAAATCGTAGGCAGATATATTTATAAACTTAGGTTTAATTGAACCGTTAGCAATTATTATCCACCCACTCTGTTCTAGTGTTACTTTAAACCAATGATTGGTTGTACCTCCTCCGTATCCTCCAGAATTTACTCTATTTTTAGATCCTAGATTACCTCTTAGATAACGTATAGAAGTCTGTGTAAAAGATCCTATGGGTAAAGGATCTTTCACTGTTCTTTGTCGTTGTGTTAATTGATTACGAGCCACTCTCTATCTCTATACCTACCCTTCATCATAATCTGGAGCAGCCTCTACGTGCAAAGGATGTGCGATAGTTGCCTTATAAGCATCTCTAATTATTTCCTGATCTCTGTTTAACATACGAGCTTTAGATATTCTCATCAATTTCTCAGCATCAAAATCAATGTGAAAAGGAGTTAATTTAGAAGGAGGAAAACCTACATTCCAACTGGATATCATATGCAAAGGATTACCACACCATGGATTTCCACATAAACGTGTCACACTCATAGCCCCTATATCACCCCATGCACATTGGTAAATAGCTTTATGTGCATTTACGTTTTCTGATTTTTGTCTACTGTAAAAAGTTCTATAGGAGGGAAAACATACACGATTAGGGCTTTTATTACCTGTTAATTTCATATTCCAGCATTCATCAGGCTCTCCTATCTCTACTTTTTTCCAGAGTTTATAATATTTATTTTTAAAATCATTAGCCAGAAAGTTTAAATCAAAGCCACATATATTGGATTTAATCTTAAGTACGCACTCATAACACCAATGATTTTCTATATCCCTTATTTCATGTCCATGGGGACATTGATATCCACGATAATAACCATGCTTATGTAACTCTGAATCATTTAATTCATGGATGTTTTTTACATGTCTGAAGTTCGTAGTTTCAAACGTTTTTATTACATTAGCCATTATATTTTAAATCCTGAAGCCATTATCTTTTTATTATTAGGTGTCTTATAAGTCTCAATCAAAGGAGTCCTGTTATCTCTAGTTTCTCCTAGGTGTTGTACGCTATGAGCATCAGGAGAGATTCCCATCCTTAAATAATAAACAATACGGTGAACCATATACACTTCGTTATCTATGGAGACCATATAATAACCAGTTGATTTGTTTAACTTACCCACTGGATCACCTGGACTGTTACTAGCCTTATTTACACGCCAAACTAATCCGTTTGGACACTGATTTGACAGCTTAAATAACTCGTTCAGCCGCCAAATTGGGGGCATTGGTTTATAATTTCTTGACATAAAACTGTGAATGAACTAATTTTCTTTTTGATTTTAACTTAAATAACAATTTGTCAATAATGTAATGTTTATTCGCTGTTATTTAAGTCTTATAAGTCTATTAATAGACCTTACATTTTGTCATAATATGTTATTTAGCTCACGACGAAAGTAAAAAGATTTCATTCTTAGTTTTAACAGAAAATGAAGTAAAAAGAAAACTCCCCCAGCTGTGATAGCAAGGGGAGTAGCACTTTGCAAACATGAACCTATGACCGAGGGGACCCAAATCCCTCAACCAGATACTAACGCTCTTCCATAGTCGTCTTCAAGTCTTTCTATATCTTCTTCATATAATTCCTTTCCGTGTTGTAATTCCAAGATAATTAGATCACCTCGCATAGCTTTTGCACGGTGCCAAGTATCAACTTCTATAGTAAATGTGTCTTTAGGATGAGCTAAATGCCAAGTACCATCACAATAAACAGATCCAAAACCTGAAGCTATTGTCCACACCTCAGAACGATGATGATGTTTCTGTAAACTTAAACGATTACCTTCTTCAATACATATTGTTTTTACCTTGAAGTCTTCTCCTTCCATAGTGGTTTGATACCATCCCCATGGTCTATAAATTTTTACATAATAATTATTCTTATCTTCTTCTATCTGTCTTCTATTTATACAACAATTACAGTTACAATCTTCCCCTGTAAGATTATTTTTAATCATGTTAATTTGGTTTAAAACTTTACTCTAACTATAACTAATTCTACTTTTTAGATCCAATCTTTCTAGCTTTTTTTCTCTTTTTAGGTTTAATTCTTTTTTCAGGCTCTACCACAGAATGATCAACACCATTCAATGTGTCCTGGAAGACTCCACCGAACTGTGATGCAATGTTCTCCCAATGAAATTGAGGATCAGTAGCTCTTAGGTAGCAGAGTTCCGCTGTCGCTTTAAGTTTTCCTCTATCTTCATACAGTTCATTAAGGATGCTTGTAAGGTGATCAGCATCTGGGCAAGGCATTTCCCTAGCAAAAGTGGTGTCGACATCAACATGATTACAATTTATAAGTTGTCCATAACCTTCAAATATCTCCTTACAAGAAGTGTGGTTAGGCACTACTTGGGCAACCTTACATGCTGCATGTTCAAAGTTCACCAGACCCCAGCCTTCGCCTTTACAAGTATTCACGCCTACATCACATACATTATATATAGTATTCAGCATGTCCACTTCAACGTTAGGGGGATCTTGAGTATTCGTGGTCATTATTATTCTCCCATTAGGATCTAATCCACACTTCCGCATTTCCCGACTAAACAAAGGCATGATATCCCAACCTTGATCCTTCAATCCCATGTGCAAATACATTCTGGTATCTGGTTTATCTACTGCGAACTTGGCAAAAGCTTCACAAGTTATATCCAATCTCTTACGGAATTGATTCCTGTTCCCATTGAAAACAATAAACAAATCTTCATCTAACTTTAACTTTTTCCTAGCTTTCTTTTTGTCTACTGGATAGAACTGACCCTCAGTTACGCCATGAGGAATTACTGCTATCGGTTGAGTTATTCCAGCTTTGATAAATTCTCTAGCTCCAAACTCGGTATAGGAAATAATTCCATCCCAATCATTAGCAGTATCTGTTAAACAGCCGACCCAATTATAAGAATCCATGGGAACATAGCCAACAAATTTAAATCTCTTATCTTTATGTAAATCCTGAATTTGTTTATATTGCTCATTAACAATCCACATATCGTTAATAGTAAATATAATATCTGGCTCAATCTTCATTACTATTTCTCTAATACGCTCTTCTCCAAAGGGTGCAGTCTGGAAACGATTAGAGGAAGGATACATTGTGTAGATTTTCTGTAGAGGAGAGGGATCTCCCCACCAATTGTTTCCTAATACTGTGATATCAAAATCATCTTTAAGGAACGGTAATACGTTTTCAGTTACTCTGGCAAATCCTGTCTTAGCTACTATATCTCCTATCCATAAAAGCTTTGGTTTTTTATTCATTTAAGAAGTGTATTCTTACTTAAATATACACAATTTTGGGGAGCGTTCCAAGTTTCTTACTAAACGAGAATTAGCCCCTAGTTTTATATATAGATGTTCAATTATATTTTCAGGTTTTGCAGTAGGTCCGCAGGTATAAAAATCCATTGCACAGTACTTATGTTCTGGCCAGGTGTGCATTGAAGCGTGTGATTCTGCTAACAAAGCTAATAAAGTAACCCCTTGAGGTTCGAACTTATTACTTGTAACCTTTAACACTGTTGCGTTACATAGAGTCAATGAATCTTCGAAGATAGTTTTTAACCCTTCTAGATCATCTAATAACGCAGAGTTGCACCCATAAAGGTCAATAATTAAATGTTGTCCCAATTGCATGGTCTAAGGGGAGTTTAAGATACTTCCGTATTGTTCTTTCCACTCTTCTTTATTTAACCCAACTTCAATTATTGAAGGGTAGGTGAGATACTTTTGATCAGATGTTCTACACGCAATGTTCACTACTCTTACTCCACGACGTTCCTTCATCTTATAAACATTTAACCCTAACTGATGGACACATACGTCTATTAATAAGGTTTCAAACCTACTTCTACCTAAGATGTTGCTGTTAGAAGCTTTGGAGAACTCGCAGTAACTTGCATACAACCATTTATCTGAAGCCATATAAACAATCGAAGAGCCAGCTGGAGCAGCCTTTGCCAGTCCTATAGACGCAGAAGCATTCTCATCAAATACTAAACAATGCTCCATCCAATCCATTATCTGATTAGATTTAAGTATCTGTTCTCTATTATGCTTCGCAAAGAAATCAACCTTCTTTGTAGTCTCCATCAAGTATTCCCTCATCTCGTGTTCAGACATATCCAACACCCAGTTAACTAGACCAGACAACATGGAGGAGAAGTCCCCAAAGGGGCATCCTCGGTCGTCCATATCTATAAGGGTTCGTTGGTCTGCAGACTTGCCTAGGAAGGGCTTATCGAAGGGTATGGTGAGACGTCTACGAGCTAACCCAGAGGTAGGATCGGTAGTTTGAATAGGCTCGTTTGCCGTTATCATAACTAAACCGTTGAACTTAAAGGGTTTCTGTGATCCTGACTGAAATTTTCTTTCATGTCTTATTAAATCTCTACCTGTTATTGCCTTCAACACAGATACAGAACCACCATATCTCTCTACATCATTGAATAGTAATAGCTTTTTCTTATATAAGTTAGCGGTTTCAAAACGATTCTTCTCCAAATGCTCTAATGAGGAGATCATTGCGTTGTCATCTCCTACCAGTGCATGAGCTAAATTAGCGTAAGTAGATTTACCTGACTTCCCTGGACCTACTATTTCAACAAATTTCTGTACGTCTGAATGACTTAGGAGCACCGCTCGCAACCATGCTCTGAGCACTTGCACTCTGTCCCAGTTTCCATCTTGGACTTTTTTAAGCCATTTGATGATGGGTTCACAGGTCGCTTCCGGTGAGTAGTTATATGGCAGTTGCTGGGTGAAGTGCATTCCTCTATCGAATGGGAGGAGTTCTTTGGTTTCGATGCAGAGTATTCCATTTTTAAATAATAAGTGTCTGTTGTCTTCATACCATTCGTCAAATATCTCAGAGATTCTAAGTTGCTCTACTACATCATTGACGAGATTCATACTATAACCACTAGGTAATAGATGATCTTTTACTAAATCTAACCTATGCTTCACTTCTCCTTTCATCTCTATATCAGACAAACCAGACCATAAGCCTTTACTTTTATACTCATATATAAAGAAACAGTTCTGTTGCTGGCTATACTTTAAATTACCTTTATAGGTCTGTAATAGTATTTGAGATATTACATCGGAGGAGGGATTCCTAGGTTTCTGGTCTCTTCCTCTTGGAGATAGGGGAGCTGCAGCCATCTCTAGTTTGGGCATCATAGTAGTAGCAGCTGTAAGTTTAACTTTTTTCTTAGGTGTGTTTACTTTTCCTTGCATTTCTCTTAAACGTTTTTCGTCCTCTTCTAATTGTGCATCATCAACATTCATACTCTTATAGCTTTCTGAAGGCTTCCAACCATTCTCCTTGGCTATATGTATAAGTGAACCTATACCACGACCTCCTCCTTTACTGAAGGAGAACCATCTTTTCTGGCAATCACCTTTACGATACTTGTCAGATTGTTGTGACCATTTATCCCACTCATCTAATAGTGAGTCATCTAAAGAATGTAATGATTGACCAACCGTAATCCAGATATCGTAATCATCAGTAGCCTCTGGAGGTAATGCCCACATAGCTTCTGTCGCTAACTGTATATCACGTTCTAAATTTATTCTGGCGTTCAGAGCAAATCCAGGACCAACGATACGTGTATGTTGATTAGAAGGTACACCTTGTTTAGCATTCTTGTTTATGATTGCATTCATCAACCAATCAGGCATATCTGGCAGTTTATTCACATACTCAAACCCTTGATCTTTGGCTGTGTAATAACCTTGAGTATCAGGATGTAAGCCCATCAACACTCCCTGATGCTTACTCCATAAGATTTCTAGCTTTTCTTTAGGTGCTTCTGCATGCCAAGTGTACTTATTACGTATGAAATGTTTATGTTGTTCTCTTTTTAACTTATATAGTTTACGTTCTCTACCTTCCTTACCACTACATATAGTAAGAGTATTAGGTAAAGCTTCAGCTATAGAGTCACCACACAACTCTTCTATGGCTTTATATACAGTAGGTCCATCAATATCCACCCAGACTAAACCATAAGGATGATTGTAGACAGGACCACCTAGTAAACCTACGGCTTTACATTCTCCAGTTGTCAGCTCGTCTTCAATATCCCGTACACTGAATGGCTGGTTCTGCCATCCTTTGACATAAGGATCTTTATTTTTCCCTAAAGGGGTCAGTGGCCAATCAATGGGTATCCATGAGAGATTAAATTGACCTGGTTTGAGTTCTTTTTTACTTTCTGTCATCTGACAATCCTTGCTTCAAAATGCTTGTTTGGAAATTTTTCTTTTACTATACCAAAAGCGTGTAGGTGCATTTCAGTGGGAAGATAAAAACAATCTCCGTCAGACGCCTCTATCATGCGTTCTTGAAGAGTTTTCATCCACTCACCGATAGAAATTCGGATGTCCATCGATAATTATTTCTCTGTGTATTTATAATCCTATCTCTTCCTATTCAAGAAAACAATGTTATTTTTCTTGCAAAATATTAAGAATTAATCTTCAGAATCTTTTAACCATTTAGCCTTCAAACTTATCTCACCACCTAGCTTTGCCGCTTCTGAATCTGGATCATCATGTGGCTTCTCTTCAAAGATTGGCTCAAAACTTTCTTTTAATTCTTTATCAAACTTAATTTTATATTTCTTTTCTATTTTATCTAATCTAGCCTGTAATTTAGCTTCAAACCATACTTTTTTAAGCCAAGATATCAGCTCTTTTATTAACTTTCTGAGTAACATTCTTCTATTTGTTTATAATATTCTTCAACAATTTTATACCAATCCTGCCTTAACGAATTAAGGAACCCTCTTGATATTTTAAATATCTGAGTTCTTTCTGGGGTTGATACTAATATAGCTGCTTGTTGAACCTTTAATCCTAAAGTTTGTTCTATCGCAATGTCATATGCTGCAAGCTGTTTGCATGTTTTTTTAAACTTCATATAACCGCCTAATAAGTTTCTCCATTCTTGAGTACCTTTTTCGTAATCTTTCGGCCATCTACGACTGTAAGGTTTGACGCTAGTTTTTAAATCAGCGAGAGTTAATTTATTATTTACTACTGCAATTATGTCAGGAGCACCAGCCCATGCTCTCCCCTGGTCATCTGATCCCCACACCCGTGCAATATCATCAGAACCTACTGTGAATTTAAATTTATCTAATACAGGAGACTCAGCCCATAACACCTCAGTAAACTGATCCAATATCTTTGGTAAGCCTGACCAGAAGTTTCCGTACTCATCCTTTATCTCAGGTTCCTTATCTCCTTTTAGATATTGCTCCATTCCATAATGTATTGCCGTTCCTCTTTCTGCTGCTTGTTCTTTTACTCCCGGATTATTCTTAGACCACATTTCTAATTTCTTTTTATTCTGCTCTGATGCAGTCTGTGAAATTATTGTAGTTACTGAAGGAGCAGGTCCTGAGGGGAGAGGCGTCGTGTAATGTCTTTTACCATTCAATGTAATCCTTACTGGATTCTTGTTAATTTCTTCGAGAGAATTAACGTCTAAATTGTTATTTAGCATTAAATGTTTATTGCCTATTTATAATTTATCAGAATAATTACAAAAAAGGTAATATTTTTTGCGGTTAATTTGAGTTATTGATATGCTTTAATTAAATGCTACTTGTAAGATGCCATCTACTAAAGTCCGCTTTTATTATGGTGAACAAACTGGAGAGAAGTTTAAAGGTTTTGCTTATGATGATTTTCCTTCTGAGAAGGCAGATGATCATGAGTTAACTTTAAAGAAAGAGAACATAGATTACGTGAGGATTGAGTTATGAAACTTAAGCAACATGACAAGTTAAAAGAAACAAATAAGGGCTGTAATAATTGGCATGAATATTATAAAGAAGTTAAACCTTTATTAGGACTTAGAGAGATAGGTTTTACAAAAATGTTTGACTATTTAAATAGAATAAAAGATCCTGTAATCGTAGAGACGGGAACGGTTCGTGAAGATTATAATTTTGAAGGTGATGGTTGTTCTACTGTTCTATTTGATAACTATGTAGGTGCAAAAGGAGGAACATTAATAACAGTAGATATTGACCCTGCAGCATGTAAGAATGCAGAGATTGTAACTACTAACGCAGAGGTGGTTGAAAGTGATTCTGTGGAGTTCCTAGCAACCTTAGAAGGTCATGTTGATCTTTTATATTTAGACTCCTTTAATATATACAATTGGTTAGATGATTGGGAGGCATCTGGACATCATTTAAAAGAATTATTTGCTGCAAAAAATGTTATTAAAGAAGGAACATTAATAGTAGTTGATGATAACTTACATATGGAAAATGTTAAAGCTAACAAAAAATTTGGTAAAGGACGTATGATTCATGAATTAATGAAGTCGATAGGTATTCCTCTTTATATAGATGGATATCATATGGGCTGGGTATGGGAGGAGGTAGCGTAATGACTACATTAGTTGCTAATTTACCACCTGTAAAAGTCTGGGTAAGACGTGAGTATCTCAGAGATTTAAGAGATGGACACGGAGAATATACCCTTGGATATTGGGTTACATGTAAATCTATTTCAGGAAGAGCCTTATACTTTGAGACATATCTTACTGAGTATGGGGCACTGTATGACAAGTTACCTATCAGTGCTTTTCTTTCTTGGTGCCCTGATAGTCCTCATAAACCTGAACCACCTACTCCGGACTTACCTTTAACCGACCTACAGTTTTGGAATGGGTTTGATACTGGTCTGACAGTTGTAGAGAAGAACCTCATATTTAATATGGAGTTTGAAGTTATGACTAGAACGCAGGGAATAATGAAAGGTACTTATCTATTTACTATTGATAATTATCATGCACATAGAAATGAACCAGATTTTTATTTTGCTGAATCTCCTGATGAACATAAGTCTCATAATATTATCGAGCTAGATAACGGGCAGATATGTGCCTATCCAAATAACCGTTGTCGTATGACTGATCCTTCATTGACCAATCATGATCTGAAAACTCCTGACTTCAAGGTATCTACCAGATACTTCAATGTAGAACATGTACCCAAATGGGGAAGACTAGGGGAAGTTGATGATTATTTCTGGAAGACTCCTAATGAACAACAGAATATAGAAGATGCCACCACTGTCACAATTGATATGCCCGGCATAGATACACAGACTTACAACGCAGTAGTAGAACAAGCTGAATTAGAAGATGAAGCAAGCATGGAAGACTATAAAGATTTTAAAGACATAGGACTTACTACTTAATATGTCTTGGGCTAAAGACAAGGATAGAATAAAAGCTAACGTTAAAAAGTTAGTTGAATATAAAAAGAAAGTAAGGTGTGATCGCTGTGGTGTCAGAGATTATAGGGTTATAGATTTTCATCATCTTAAAGATAAAGATGGAGAGGTATCTGCTTTCGCATATCAGGGGTATAGCTGGAAGAGAGTTCTGAAAGAGATAGATAAATGTATTCCTTTATGTAGTAACTGCCATCGTATACATCATTCTGAAGAAGTTGCCTAAGCTAAAATTATATTAAACAGTTACCGGATAGATGGGAAATTTTCAAGATTTGCTTAATAGATTTAGAAAAGGTGAATTTAATTATGAGCAGATGGGGAATATCCCAGAAGTTAGACAGAGAACTAATACTATATTAAATGATCCTCGCCAGATGTTTCTCAATACAGACGCCAATTACAGGAACATGGGTAATAGTAGAGGAGTAGTTCCTAATTCAACAATTAATAACACTGAATCTCCAAGAGCACCTAGTCAGATGCCTATGGATCTGGGAGGAGGTATACAACAAATGCCTTATAGATATGGGGAACAAGGACAAGAAGGTATACAGCAAATGCCTTATAGAGGAGGAACAATCCCAGGAACAGCGATAGGTAATATGGAGGGAATGGCCACAGATTTCGGAAAAGGTGTTGAAGCTATAAAGAAATTAAGAGATAGAGGGGTAATGAACGACTCTACTTATGAAGCATTACAGATGTTACAGGGATACTAATTTATCCTGTACCTTATTAGCTTTTAAAATAATTATCTGAGCTGCATCTCTATCCAGACATAGCTCTGCTTTAAGATTTAATTTATTTAATTTTTTGTGTTGTTTAGTTTGTCTCATTTAATACTTGTAAGACTGTACTCTTTTTTATAGCCGCTACGTCTTTTAGCCCATTAGCATCAAACCAAGGAGCATTTTTCCAACTAAAACCTTTACCGAAAGTATTGTCAGGAGCAGATATATACCAATGACAAGCAGAATCAGGTACATCCACTGCACATTTCGACCAGTCATCATCCCACTGGGGAACCTGAACCCACAGTATTGAAACCAATAACATTACTAAAATACTTTTCATCCTTTCCGCAGTGTAGCTTTTATCATCCAAGCAGATTTGAAAGCATTTCCACACAATTCAGCCATATAGTTTTCTATATCTATTGCTTTTAATTTGTGTGCAGTTGCCTGTATCTTCTTCGTCATGATACCTAGATTCTCTAAGTTTTTATAATAAGTCATCAGCATCTCTTCTGGTGCATAGCTTTTCACATGATCAAACTTTTTGTTTGCATCCATTAAACCTTCATGACACATAGGTAATAAGTAGTCCATTGACCTAATGTATTCTCCTATGTCATCAAACTCTTCGAGATGTAATTCATATTGTTTCTTTAAAAATTTATGAACAGCCATGAAATTACTTGCTTCATAGTTAAGATGAATCAAGTGAGATTGGATTTGTAATTCATGAATGTAAGCAGCAAGACCTATAAGCGTCTGAATAAAGGAACCTACGTCATCTTTAGAAGAAGCTTTCTTTTTAGTAGGTTGTTTTTTCGCTTCAGGTTGTTGCTGGTTCTCCTGTGGCAACGGAGATGGAACCTGATTCTGAGTGGGAGCTGGTGTAAACATTAGATTTCTTTTTTTCTTGTTCCTCTTCATATAGTCTAACTGCTTCTAGTCTATCGAAGAATTGTTCACGAACTATGTAAGCTGCTTCTTCTTTAAACTCTTGCCATAAACCTGAATAGAAACCATACATTGGATGATCTGGATTACTACGACCTGATACATGATACAGATGTCTGATGAATGCAGTTCTTTTATCTTGTTCAATTAGATGTTCTCTAACTGCTGCTTTGTGTTGAATACGTTCTTGTTCTGTCATTTGTTTACTGATAATAATTCTAAAAGAGATACTGTGCCCGATAGGATCACAATAAATTTTACTACTTTAATCATCATGATCATCCCATGGATCAGTTAAGTTTTTATTTGGAGGACCGAAAGCCATATAGACTCCATACACTGTTATGAAAAACAGTAATGCCAATATGATAGCGACCAGTTGACCTTGTGGAGGTAAACCTGAGTAGTTACCGTGACCAATCAGTGGTTGCCTTTCCCATGTACCTGGAAGAGTGTACACGGATGGTGTTGAAATAAAGTAACTTAGCATTCTTTTAGTACTTTATTTTATAGTACTAAGCAGCTTCTAGTGCTGCAACTCTTGTTTCTAATGCAATATTCTTTGCAGATAGTTCTTGTAGTGCTTTTACTAATACAGGAATCAAGTTACCTTGTTTCGCTTCTAGTTTATCTGGGTTATTATCCGTTACCAAATCTAAATACTCTGAACCTGTTTGTGCTTCCTGAAGTTCTTGTGCAATAAATCCAGCCCTTACAGTACCATCATTTGTATCTGGCTCTCTTCTTTGCCATTTAAATTTAACTGGTCTAAGAGTATTGATAAGATCTAGTCCAATCGGTAAGTCAATAACATCTGTTTTATCCCTTCCATCAGATAGAGAACTAATTGATGTTTGATTACAACGTAAACTTGTTATTTGTGAATTTCCAAGAGTTACTTCATTGGTAGCATTACTTGCACTAGGACGAGCTTCATATCCAAGAAGAGTACAATTAACTCCATCAACAAGATTACTACTACCCCCAGTAGCACCAGTCCTATATCCTATGCAAGTATTATTATCTGTGTATGTTATATGTTTCCCTGCTCCCTCACCAATACTAGTGTTTCTGGAACCAGTAGTAAGTGCATTCAGTGCTTCATGACCAACAGCAGTAACACCTTGTGCAGTTGTCGACGTGTACATTGAACCTTTACCTACAGCAACATTACTATGTCCAGTTGTGCTTGCCTGTAAAGCCTCGTATCCAATCGCAGTATTATTTGCTCCGCTAGTAATTTCTTTTGCAGCATGATAACCCACAGCGGTTATGGCAACAGTGGAGTCTTGTGCAGCGAATTTACCTATTGCTATTGCACCGGTAGTAGTTGCAAGTGAATAACCAGTGGATCTTCCTATACAAATATTATCATCTCCGCTTGTAATTCCGTATCCAGCCTGAGAACTCAAGGTAACGTTGTATTGAGCACCACCACCAGAGTTATGCATGGTGAATGTTCCAATAGCGATATTCATGGTGCCGCTATTGTAAGCTCCCGCATAGTAGCCTATACAGACAGATTGGTCTCCAGTGCTGCCTCCAGTACAAGAGTGATATCCAATTGCTACGTTATAGCTTCCTGTTGTATTTCCTCGTAACGCAAATTTACCAACACCAACGTTATAACCTCCTGTTGTGTTATTTCCACCTGCCAGTCTACCTAAAAATGTATTGTCTATACCAGTTGTTATAGAATCTCCAGCATCATGTCCAAAGCAGCTATTATCATCTCCACTTGTTATTGCTGTTCCAGCATCAAAACCGAATAAAGTATTTTGAATAGCATCGGTTCCTGTAAAAGAATCCCCTGCGTTGCTACCACCTACTGTGTTTTCCTGAGCATCAGAACTTACACCACCACCACCACTGGCTGCTGCCCATGTAGTACCGCCTGAACCATCTGACTGTAAGAATTGCCCACTAGAACCATATCCTGACGGTAAAACAAAAGTAAGATTACCAGAGAAATCAGCATGTGCAGGTGCTTTTATACTTGCATAATGAGCATTACTTGATTCGCAATACCATCTGACTTCTGAACGTGTCCCACCATTTTTAAGAGTTATAATTCCATCAGTCAACTCAAAATTTATACCCGGAACTCTAAATTTAGTAATACTTGAATTACCAATAGTTACTTCATTTGATACCGTTGCACTACTTCCTAATGCTTCGTGACCAATTACTATATTATTTGAACCTGTAGTTAAAGCACCACTACTAGCGTAACCAGCTTGATGTCCAACTAAAGTATTATCTATTCCTGTAGTGA